CCTATGATCTCTCGTCCAACCATCTACTCCATCATCTAACAATAGACTGGATGCTGTTTTAGTTTCTGTGCCTGTAAAGAATTGGAATGTCGCCCTAGAATGATCGATAAAGAATGATGATTGATCACCATAGTAATTCTTTTTCTTTAGAGTGTGTTTGGCACCATCTGCGGAAAAACCAGTAAGGTTTTGTCTTTCATCATTGATCCATAGGCCAGTGAAACCTTCTATCTCACCTTCTGCTACGGCCATTATTACATATAAGTGCTTGTTCTTTTCACCTTCTGATCCCACAAACACTCTGGTTCCACCAACTTTTCTTTGGCCATACACCACCGGAATACCTGCTACATTTGATTGTTTGTTGACTTTGATACCTTGTTGTTCTGCTTCAAATCCAGAGCCTGAATCATATGAAGGTGCATCAAAACTCATACCAAATGAACCCATAAAGCCTGACACCACATTGGTTGCCAGTTTGACAACACTCTGTACTATCTTGATAGGTATTGATATGATCTTTTTAATTATCTTTGCGGCACCGCCCATTATAATATCCTTTTCTTGTAATATACACAATTGGCATCATAACCTATTTTGCCAAATACTCTGTCATATGCTCTTCTTTGTCCTGGATTCATCGCAATGCCTACCAATGCCATTGTTGCACCTTTGGTTTGGGCCCATCTTTCAAATGTATTGATAAGTTGCAGACCGTATTGCTGTCTGCCATAAACTTGACGAGGATTATGGACAAACCAATGGTGTGTTATGGCTTGAGGTTTGGAATTCATTTGTGAAAAGTCTAATGACCCTGCCAAATAACCAAATGGTATATTTTGATGGTCTGTAAGCACTATAGCACAACCATCAGGGTCTTTCATCATCATGTATATGTATCTCTCACATATCTCTGGTGAAAACTCTTCATCCAGTTCAAACATATTGTATTCTAATTCTGATAATCCAATCAAATGTGGCATATCTTGTGGTATTGCTGGTCTTATGTGTGTTGTTAAACCCATCATCTGTAATCTCCTTTTGGTCCCCACGCTATGTCATTGATCATCGCTGAAGCAAATTCAAATCCTTTGTCTTTAGTAAAGAATGTTGCCGTGGTACCATATTTTCTTGTGTTGCTTTGTGATGTTGTGTTGGTTTGTCTGCCACTTTTTTGTTCAAAGTTTGCCCAGTGCGTGGATATGTTTGCCGATATGGTTGCTGTGTCAGAGGCTTCTTTGATCGACCAACTTTTCATTATGCCATCAAACATCATATACACCTTGTTGGTGTTAAAACTATTGTTGTTTAAAAATGCTCTGTATATAACCACTCTTGTGTTGACTATGTCATAGTGCAATACATCCTGCATCATGGAATTGTCTACACCACTGAGTGTTGCTGTAAGTGTATTGACTCTTAGTTGTGTGGATTCTTGCACCGGTGATATTGATAATAAATTACCAACTGATGAATAATTGTTTGAACCCGAGTCAGGCGCTGTTGATGAATCATATGAAATATCTACGAAGTTGTCTGTGAGATATATGTTCTCAATCTCCGGAATCGTATTTGCTGGATCAAAATGTAGTTCAATTAGATGTACGGTTTGTGTTGCTGTCTTTTGAAGTTCACCTGGTGTAGCAGGATTTGAATTGAATAAATCATTATTACTGAATCTTGCCATTATACTGCCTCTATTGCATCAAATTCTATTGTACCAAAACCTTCGTTACCTTGTTTGTATGAAAATGTATCCCCATCCAATCTCACCGTCATAAAATAATCTGCTTTGGATTTGATTTTGTCGCCTAGAAGACCTCCTGTGACTTGTGTGAGCAATCCTGGTTCAAATGAAAGTGTTGACCCACTACAAGCCGTCACCATGTATGTTTTGTCGTGATTTGAAAACTTAAACACATCACCTACAGCAAATTCATTTGAATCTATGGTTGTGACTGATGTAGCACCTATGCTGTAAGTGCCTGCGGCCATGGCTTCTGTAGTGCCTTGTGTGCCACCCACTTGTGTTAGATTGTGTGGTGCTATCGTAAATGACGAAAAGCCACCTTTTTGTTTGACGAGGAATCCATAAACTTTTCTTAGATCTGCTTCCGCTAAAGGTGGCATAGTGATCTTCATTGAAAACAATTGACCACCAAATGTTCTCACTTGGCTTCTACCTGATAGTGATTGTGTTCTCACCGTTGGTTGAAATGATATAAGTTCAACTGCTTGTATGTTTGTGGCATTACTGCCTAGTATGTCATTAAAATCTGCCATTATGCTATCGCCGGCCTTCCTTGTTCTATTACTGCTTCATTAATGATACCCACAATGGTATCTTTCTGTGTTTGTAGTGTGTCTGTGAATGATTGTGAATCAATTGCATTCACGGTGAAGTTCACCTGTACAGGTCTGCTTGATGTGCCCGTGCTGGTCATCTCATCATTTGGTATAACCTTGCCTGATGAATTTGGTATAAACAATTCCGGTCCTTCTTCTCCAACTATGTATGGTTTGCCAGCCTGTGCTGGTCCACCATCTGCCAAGAAGCCTCCCAAGAAGCCTCCAATTGGACCACCAAACATCGCTAGTGCTTTCTTGATAGCAAATGTTGCCGCGGCTTGGACCGCTATCCTTATTAAATCTCTGATCACCATATTGGCGAAGTCTTTGAACTTGAACTTACCTGTCATAACAAAGTTAGTCAGTGTGTCTACCATACCGTTGAAGGCATTGGCACCTGCTTCTTTCAATTGATCCAATACTGACATTTGTTCACCTATTTGGCCTTTGAATCCTTCAGTGTATGCTTGTAAGTAAGAAATGTTTTCTTCATTGAACTTCTTAACACCTTCAGATTCTAATCTGTGGAACTCCATCTTTCTCTTGTGATTTTGTTCTGCGATGAATAGTTCTTTCTTACGCATTCTTTCTTCAAACTTGGCAACACCTTCTGCTTCAAGTCTATGAAATTCTAATTTTTGTTGTGTCAATGCTCTAGCAATAAACAATCTCTTTTTAGCCGCCTTGGCTTCTGCTTCTGCTAGTTGTTCATTCTTAATCTTGTTGGCTTCTGCTAGTTGTTCATTTTTAATCTTGTTGGCTTCTATTTCTTTTTTGTTGTTTTCAGCAATGATCATTATTGGATCTTTATGTGCCATTGCACCTTCTAACATTTTGTTTGCTTCAACAATCTTTTTCATTGCCGCATCATAATCATTACCAGCATCTGTTATGACTTGACCTAGATCAACACCAAATCCAATTGCTGTTTGATAAGCATCTGTTTCTTTTAATTTTTCTAATAATGAACCTGCTTTTTCTGATGCATAATCATAAGCATCTCCAAATGGTCCTCCGATAGTGACTGCAAGTCCTCTTGCTTCTTTGTCAAACTCTTGCATACCAGGAATGATCCTTGCTATGAAGTTGTGTGCATCAATCAATGAATCAACAAAGTTATAGAATTTTTCTTTGACAAAATCAACTGACATAGCAACCTTGTCTGCTATGAAGTTTCTGAACTTGCCTATTATTTCTCCTAGGTGATCAAACACAGCCCCTACCTGTGCCAATGTTCTGCCTAATCCGTTTTGCATACTTAGGGCACCAATCAAACTTGATACTGCTACCAATATAAGTCCAAATGGATTTCTCATCATTGCCCCTGTTAAGGCAATGAATGCACCTCTTATACCATTAAGTGTTAGTATCAATGCTCCACCTATGGCTGGCCCTGCCACGGCCCCCATTGCTATTGCAACCTTGTCTGTGTTTTGACCCATAACAAGTAGTGCATCATTGAATTTGCCAACTACGGTGCCTAGTGCTTTACCTAATGTTTTATTGAATTCTTCATTCTTAATAATTGCATTGGTCATTGTTTCTACAACATCACCTAATGCTCCTGTTAAGCCTGCAGAACCTATTTGGTCTTTGGCATTGTTGGCCGCAATACCCAAGTTAGATACTTTGGTTGATAAGTTGTCAAGTACGTTTTGAGTAGCACCACCAAACTCTTCTTGGATACCTTTTGAAAATGCCTCTGTTATCTTTGCGGCACCTTCTGCTGTCTTACCAAACTCTGATATTTGTAATCTAGTTAAGCCGAGTTGTTCTTCAAGTATCCTAAATACCGGAACACCTCTATCAGCAAGTCTGTTGAGTTCTTCTAATCCTAAACCACCCGATACCGTTCTAGCAAACAAGTCAGTGATGGCTTCTAATGTACCTATTTGATCAGTTGTGATCGCCGCCGTGTCAGTGAATGTTGTTAGTAGTTCTTTTGTTGGTTCAATGCCCGAAGCCTTTAACTTAATAAATGCTGTGGATAAGTCTTCAACTGAGAATTGTGTTTGTGTTGAGAATTTGGTGATGAAAGCAAATGCATCTGCACCTTCTTGTGCTGACCCTGTGACCGATTTTAATGAGGTTCGTAAATCTTCAAACCTCATTGAAGTTGTAATAATACTTTTTGCGAATGCACCAGTGGCTAGTGAAGCACCAACCCCTATAAGTGTTTTTTGTAGTGTGCTAAAACCTGTGTTAAGCCCTTTGATGTTTTTATCAACACCACGAAAGGCTTTGTCGGTTTTATTTACGCCTTCTAGTATTATTTGTTCTCGTGTAGCCACTTTGCTTCCTCATTTCCTTGTCGTGTTCCTGTTTGCGGACCTGAAAATATGCTAACCAAGTCTTAAACTCTATAAGGGACATTTTTTCAATGTCTGCTATCGAACATTTCAAATAGTCAGCCAGTGAGACTTGAGCATACAAGTCTCTGTCCCGGGTTAGTTTTTTACAATATCCTCAACTGAGTCAGCATTAGCATTGTTCAATACGGTTGCCACTTTTATGATCACATTTGGATCTATAGCATGTAAAAAATCTGCTCTGTCCGTGGGTTTAAAAAGTTTTTCACCATTTGTATCTAATGCTTTGGCAATAATCGATTCAACTAATGCTTCTGCTGTCTTACCCTGTTGTTGTAGTGCCATAATCTTATTTTCAACCGTCAAACTGGCAGTTGATTTATAATATATGTCAATACCCCATTCATCACAATGGTACTTGTGCAGTTTGCCACCCAATTTTTCTCTGAAGTGGCCTTTGGCACTTTCTATTGCTGATTGTGTTGTATTCTTGTCCGATTCAGTCATCGTTTTAATCTCCTTGTTCTAATGAACCCGGTGACTTTCTTCACCGTAGGTTTAGTTATGCCCCTAGGGGCTTGTCTTGATGAACCTCTATCCAAATGTTGGATATAGTCCACTGAATTTGATACACTAAATCCTTTTCTGGTGTCTTTTTCAACCCATTGTGATTTAGCATAGCCTGACCTAACAGGGGTATGTGACCGTGCTGTTTGAAAAGTTTTGTTCTTTGCTTGATCAAGTATCTTGTCAACTTGTTTTACCAAGTCGCGAGCATTGAACTTACTTTTGAAACTGACACTAATCACAATAAGCCCTATTATGTGATATTAGTTGTTGTCAATGCGCCTGAACCTTGGATAGATATCGAAGCCTCAACTACACCATCAACTGATGATGTGATTGATAAACTTGTGATAATACCTTCGCCAACCAATTCAGCGTTTATGCCGCCTGGGTCATCGCCTGATGGATATGCTTTGAAAGAAACAAGTGTGTCGCCACCTTCTTGATTCAAAAAGTCTTCCATTAACAAGTGACCTGTGTCAGAACCATCCCAGTAAATGTCAGCACTCATTGTGAATGTTGATAAACCAGGCATATATGTTCTTGAAGCATTGCCAGTCGTCATGACCGTAGTTTCAATTGTGTCTTGTGTTTGTTCGATTGAAAAGTTTCTCATATTCGCAATTGGTAGATCAGTTTGACCCCCACCTGTGAATTCCAATTTTCCATCGTGACCTGTGAATGTTGCCATTGTCTATTTCTCCTCGTCAATTTTGCCATGATCTATGTTAATCGGATCGCCATCATTGAACGGTGAATCTACGTTCATAGTTTCACTATAATCGTGATCATCCGGATCATCAAAATCAGATCCTTTTACTTCTGCTTCAGCCTCGATCTTGGCTTTTTTAGGCTTGGCAGTTTTTTTAGCATCATATGACCAACCGTCATTGAGCACTAAAATTCTTGCTTGTTGAGAACCCACTTTAAGTTGTTCTCCGTCTTTGTATACTATAACTTTTTTTCCCATTATAAAGTTCCTCGTGTGTATTTATATTGAACCGTAAATGTAATATCTACTCTTGCTAATGGATATAATATATCTTCATTTAATGATACCGCACTAACAAAACTATTCATCGCTTGGGAGTTCCTAGTTCTATCTTCTTCCAATGCTTCACTCACTGCTTCAATGATTTCATTACGTTGTGTGTCTATATTGTTATTCACCGTTGTTGCGGATGAATTACTTCTAACATAGCATTCTATTTGATAATTTACAAGTCCAAATCGCAATGGATTGGCTTGCATTGTAGCATCTGTTCTTTCTTCATCTGCTGTTCTTACCACTATGGCTGGAAATTGTGTTATGGCCATATCGTTGATGTTGATAGGATTACGTGATACCAACACCACTCGAGGCACTAAAATACCTTGTAGATCCTTTACTATGTCTTGGGCTATGTTTTCTCTAACATTTGACATTATCTAACCAATCTGTTGAAGTGTTCCGGTTGTTTTTCTGCATCTTCTACCGTACCATCATTGTCAAAATCATACTCCACTCCGTCCTGTAGCACCATATCTAATTCATCTCTGAATCTGGCTTTGTAAAAGTCAATCATCATTCTGAATCTGTCTGGTTCAGCATCGTGTTTGGTCAGTTGTGGTAGTATGTAGTATGATAATACGTGATAAACCGCCGCTCTTTTGAGTTGTGCGGCATTTAATTTTGTTGTGTCCATTTCTAAACCACGATCAAAATATCTCAATGGCTGACTGCTTCTTCTTACTCTAGGCCACCATTCAATTCTCAAATGTCTTTGTATGTCTGCCGTGGTTTTGGCATGATATGATGAAAAATCAATTACACCATACTCTTTTATAGTTGGTTCGTATTCTATTACGTCAGCATCTGTTGAATAGTTGCTCATTTAAATCTCCTTGTTGTGTATTGTGGGGGTATTATCCCCCACAATGTGATCAATATCAAATTATTGATTAGTCTGATGCTGAACCAATTAGTTTAACACCGTGTGCATTTTGTAAAATGCTTTGGCCTTTAACTAGGTTCATCATTACGTCAGTTGATCTTTTAGCAACTTGGTATTGTGTTTGCATACCAACCGTGCCTCTTTGAGCATAACCAATTGCTGTTGGGGCAAAAATTGCGCCTACAGAGTTTAGTTCTGCGTCAGCGTCTGTGTTTAAATCTTGTTTTACAAGACTTGATTCGTACACAGCACAACCAGCCAATGAGCCAATGTAGTATTGTCTTAACACTGAATTACCAGTTTCGTTTGCTGTTAGGTTAGCACCACCTGATGTTGCTAATTCTTTCTTTAACTGAAGTGCTTGTCTTGGACCAATAACAGCCGCTAGTGGACCTACCACTTTTGCCTGTCTTAGTGTTTGCACTGCTTCAAAGAAGTTGTCAACCGTGATTGCTGAGTCTTCAGTACCTACTGATGCTGAGAAAGAGTTGAAAAGTTCAAACACGTCTGCGTCTACTTTTTCTGCGATGGCTCTACCTGCGTTTAATCCTAGGTCTGCCATTACGTCTCTCTCTGCTGAAT